AAGAAGTTCTTCACTCTTGAGAACATCTTTGAACGTGCTAAGTTCTTAGTACGCCAAAAAGGAATTAGGTCGCTAATTATTGACCCCTACAATACTGTTCAGCATAAGATGTTTTCTGGCGAAAGAGAGGACTTATACATCAGTAGATTTATGTCTGAACTAAAGAGGTTTGCAATAGATAACGATATTAGTGTGAATTTAGTGGCGCATCAAGTAACACCACAAAAGACTGAGGATGGTAGGTACTACAAGCCTGATGTCAATAAGATAAAGGGTGGAGGTACGTTTGCTGACAAGGCGGATAACGTGGCGTATGTATGGAGACCAAACAGGGCTTTGGATTTCTCAGATACAAGTGTTATCTTTGGTACACAAAAGATAAAGAAGCAGAAGTTAGTTGGTATTCCACAAGACGTTACTGGCATAAACTTCAACATAAGAGAGCAGAGATATTACTTTAATGGGTACACACCCTTTAACGATATTGATGCTAAGAGATGCGAAAGAAAGCAAGAGTAGATGCGAATCAAAAAGAAATAGTACAGGAATTGAGAAAGCGAGGTATATCTGTTTTACATACACACCAACTTGGTAAAGGTGCGCCTGATATCATAGTAGGTTATATGAATTCAAATTACCTTATTGAACTAAAAGACGGAAACAAATCTAAAAGTCAACAGAGATTAACCAAAGACGAATTAGACTTCTCACTGAAATGGCGTGGAAGTTATGCAGTGTGCAATTCGTTAGAACAAATACTGTTACTTATAGATTATGACGAAGAACGAGCTATTAGATAAATTAGCTGAAAAATATGATGATTGGATGAATATGGCGAAATCCTTCTGGTTAAACGAAGAAGATGCGTCAGACCTCGTTCAAGAGATGTTTGTTAGAATTTTTGATTATGTTAAAGACCCTAATAAAATTATGTACAATGAAACGGAGTTAAATACGTTTTATGTTTATGTAACACTTAGGAATCTTTATTACTCAAAGCTAACTTACAATAATAAGTTTGTAAGTATAGACGACCATATGGCGACACTCGATAAAACTTATTTCTGTGAAGAAGAGTTTGGAGAAAAGAATAGAAAAGAATATCTGGAGAAGGTATTTAGTAATGTAGATTCAATAATGGACACTTGGTATTGGTATGATAAAAAGATGTTTGAATTATATTACAGGACTGATATGTCTATGAGAGATATATCAAGTGAGACAAATATAACATTAAGTTCAATTTTTAATACACTTTCAAATGCAAAAGCGCAAATCAGGAAAAAGCTCAAAGAAGACTACGAAGAGTACAAGCGTACAAAAGAGTAAAGGATTAGGAGACACTGTAGAAAAAGTATTTAAAGCTACAGGCGTAGATAAAATAGCCAAGTGGGCTTTAGGAGAGGACTGCGGTTGTGAAGGGCGTAAAGACGTTCTGAATCGTATGTTTCCTTACGCCAAACCAGAATGTCTGAATGAAGAGGAGTTTGAGTTTCTCCACTGGTATTTTACAAACAAACCGCCTGAGATTACATCAGACCAGCAAAAGAGATTAATCGCTATATACAATAGAGTGTTACATCAGAAAGCTAAACCAACAAGATGTACGCCCTGTTTTATAAATAGTATTCACAATAAATTATATAAGATATATGCAGAGTACGCAAAGCAGTTTGATTAGGAACTCAATAGATGTTAGGCAAACAATAGACTTTACTGGTGTACAAAACGGAAAGATACACCCTACAGACATTGATGCAGTCTTTGAGTTTGATAACGAGGTTCTTATTCTTATGGAGATTAAGAAGTCTGGTAACAAAATACCTACAGGTCAAAGATTGTTGCTTGAGCGTATATGCAATTCTTGGCACACACATAAGTCTTGTGTGCTGAAGGTTGAACATAAGTTCTACGATAGAACTAAAGATATCCCTTTATCCGAATGTTACGTTACGTCTGTTTATTATGATGGTAAATGGATAGAAACGAAAAACAACCCACCTTTGATTAGTTACTTTAATAGAATAGGATATAAATGGAATTGTCCTAAATGTAAGTTCTGATGCCACTACTACGACCTAAGAAATACGAGAAAAACAAAGACTTCATTCAAAGATGTATGGGTAATGCTAAAATGGGAGAAGAAAACCCAGATAGAGACCAGCGTTATGCCGTATGTCAAACAATCTGGAAAGACCAGTTCAATCCAAAAAAGTAGTTAACAATTTTGTTTATTAAATAATTCTTTTATATATTTGTACTCAAATCAAGTACGAATGATTATAAAGAGAATTATATTACACCCCCTTAATCTTATACGAGTATCTATAGCTATTGTAACACTCATTGTGTTCTTTTGCTTAGAAACTATACTCCTTATTATATATCACGGAGTAGAGACACCGTTAAGAAAATCACTTAACTGGATAGAGAAGTTTATTAAATACACAATCAAATATATACGATAATGGGAAAATCAGGAGAAGAGTTCATCAAGTTTGTTGAGAGACAACAGCAAGAAGCTGGTGACGACAGAACAAGAGCGTTCTATGAGGATATGGAACGCCAATACTACGAAGCTCAAGAAGAGAGAGTTCGTATGAATTCAGAGGAGTATAAACAACAGAGGGAAGAGATGAGGAAAGCACTATGGGGTGCATTTAATCACTTCCACCCACACACTTGGATATGAAGCATACAATAATGACGCTGGATGGAAAGTTCTGGCAATACGATGAGATACTGAAAGAGATGGACAGTGATGAGTTCTATTATGGTTACTTAGGAAAGTACGCTCTTAGCAGTAGTTCGGTAAAGACACTTTTGGATTCTCCAAAGGCTTACTTAAAATCATTAAGACAACGGAGCGACACCCCTGCGCTTTTGCAGGGGAGGCTCGTTCACTTGGCGGTTTTAGAGCCTCACAAGTTTGATAAGCTAAACTTTGTAGATGTGCAGAGTAGAAACACTAAGGCATTTAAAGAAGCACTTAGCGAGAACTCGGAGAGCTATACGATGAGAGAACACGATTCAGCTATGTATATGGCTCAGGCGATTCACGATAATAAACACGCCAGAGAATTATTAGAGGGTACTGACAAAGAAGTGCCATCAATGAATATGATGTTCGGTAAACCCTTTAGAGGTAAAGCTGATGCTTTGGGTTCAGGGCGTATGGTTGATTTAAAGACGACAGGCAGTGATATGAATGAGTTTCACTGGAGTGCAAAGAAGTTTAAGTATATGTGTCAAGCCTACATTTATAGTAAGTTATTCGATGTAGATTACAAAGACATATATTATCTGGCGATAAACAAAGAAACTTATGACATAGGAATCTTTGATGTTTCAGAAGAATTTTATAACTTAGGCGAAAGTTTAGTAGAGAGAGCAGTTCAAGTATATACGGATGAGATAGAGAATGGAATGAATGAATTGCACAACTATACTATTAGAGGCACACTTTGATTGAAGACGATTATAAATTATTAATAGAAGAATATAAGAACGACATTCTTTTGTCACTCAGAATGGGAGTGCTGAAAGTAGATGAGTTAAAGTATCTGCTACAGCACTTCAAAGATGAGGAGAACTATGAGGCTTGTCAAGGGCTATCGAATGCTTACGTTCTATTTAAAGAAGAGTTAGATGAATACTGATTTTGATATATTAAGAGACATTACACAGGAGGTTTGCAAGGCAGACCCTATGAAAAAAACAAGAAAGAGAGAGGTTGTGTATGCACGAATGATTATGTATAAAGTGCTCAAGAGTTTTCATAAACATACTGCTACTTCAATAGGGAGAATGTTTGGAAAGAATCACGCCACGATATTACATAGCATTAACCAGTTTGATAATATGGTTAGTTACGATGATTGGCTGAACAATAGATTCCACTGCGTTATGAGTGAATATACAAAAGAGATTAGCTTACAGAATGAAATTATTGCAGATGTACACCTAAAGAATAAAATACTTGAATCCAAAGTAAAGACGCAAAAAAGAATCATAAGACAATGTAAGGAGATATCCAGTATCATTGATGGCGTACCCGAAGCAAAGGTTGGACAGATAATTCAAAAGCTCCGTATGCTTTCAGAGATTGCTAAGAAAGAAATAAAGCCTCGTAATCAACAGACAGTAGTTTACAGCTCTAATGTAGTAACACACGAATGAAACAAAAGAAATGGACTCAGGCTCAAAGGATAGCTAATTTAGAAAAAGCTACTTCTAATCTCTATATGATGATTCAGGCGATAATTGATAAGCTACCCAAAGAAGAAAACACCGAAGAGAAAAAGTAGTTACTTTAATTAAAGGTGGCGTATGTCTGACGAGCAAGAGTTTAAGAAACAGGGAGTTATCAGTGCTAAAACACAGAAGTGGTTAGCTGATAAGAAACGTAAAGAAGAGGAGGCGAAAGCTAAACCTAAACCAGCTCCAAAGAAACCAGAGCCAAAAACAAACCAACCGACGATTATAAAAGAAGAGCACCAGAGATATTCTGATGGGCGTAGAAACAACGGAGCTGTCAAAGGAATATCAAGAGGGCAAGGGCGTAAGCCAAAAGCGAAAGAAGAGGAGATAAAGAACTTCGCTCTTGGTTCAATGAAACGTGCCTTTGGTAGTGAGAAGAAAGCGTGGGAAGCTCTTGCAAATATGAGTAAAGATTCCTTCCCACACTTACGCCTGTTATGGGAGTACAAGTACGGTAAACCGAAAGAACAAAAGGAATTGAATGTGAAACAGGAAGTGAACATTCCTGTAATATCATTCTTAGACCCAGAGAAGACTATTGATATTGACGCTGAAATACAAGACGATGGCAAAGAAAATAAAGAATAGTTATTCTCCGTTCTTTAATGAGAAGAAGGGATTTGATTGTGTTGAATACGAGATAGGTAGAGAGAGATGCGAGGAGCAGTGTTCGTTCTGTAGCGTTATACCTATCACTGAGTAATGAAGAATGTTAATCTTAATCCAAAGTATCATTCGTTATTTAAGTCTCCATCCAGATACCATATCTGTACTGGTGGGCGAGGTAGTGGAAAGTCTTTTGCGGTAAATACATTCTTAGTATTACTCACTTACGAAAAAGGGCATAAGATACTTTTCACTCGATATACGATGACTTCGGCAAGTATGTCGATTATACCAGAGTTTCTGGAGAAGTTAGACCTTATGGGTATTGGCGGTAACTTTACTGTCACTAAGACTGAAATCATAAACAATCTTACAGGGAGCAGTATATTCTTCAGTGGTATCAAAACAGCCAGTGGAGACCAAACTGCAAAGCTAAAGTCTATTCAGGGTGTTA